TAAAGATAACAATACCACTGTCAAAGTATGGCAGTGGTTCAATCCAGAAACCAAAGAACCTATACATAAAACATATATTGTTCGCGCAAGTGAGGAAGCCATGAGAAGATTTGATGATGTGTTCGATAAACCTAAACCAACAAAGAACCCATCTTTAGATAATATTATCTGTGCAGTATCACATGTAACAGGCGTTAGACTGCATGAACTATTATCTAAAAGAAGAAACAAAGGTATAGTAGATGCAAAGCAGCTATACATTTACATAGCTGTTGAATCTACAAATCAAAGTTTTACAGCTATAGCACATGGCATAAACAAAGATCACACCACAATTTTACATGGCTATAAACAAGCCAAAGTAAAACTAGGTGATTTAGTTTGGTTGAAAAAACTTCGCCAAGCTACAGAATTAATGGGCTTGCCAATGATTGCATAGATGCAGTAAGTTGTGTCCATGTTAAGTTATATGGAACAACTAATCAAAGCGTCAACTGAATGTAATGTATCTATACTCAAAGCATTTAGGATGGCAAACGTCCCTACCAGTACATACTATCGTACTATAGCTGGTGGGGATTTACGTTTGTCTACTGCTAAAAAGGTTTTGAATGCGATCAGACTTCACGCATTACAGCGAACCGAAAGCAATTAGTAGCAACTGGCAAGCAATAGTCAGTGGTTTAACTATACTGCGTAACAATAACGGTTGGTCACAAGAAGAACTGGCTGACCGTATTGGTTGCGCTTCTTCCCTTATACATAAGTGGGAACAGTACAAGCGTGTTCCATCTAACTTTCTTTTAATATGCTGGTTGGATGCGCTTGATGCCAAGGTCGAGATCAAAACGAAAAGCTGATACTGTTGGTGCTAAAGCTACTTGCGATTGCTGCCAAACAGTTACACAGTGGTACATAATCAAAGGCAATAAGCTACTGCTATGCTTGTCATGCTATGAGGAAGAACGATGGGAACATCTCAGCGCAACAAAGGAAGCTATCACGAAAGATGGTGGGTCGAATGGTTCAAAGCGCGGGGTGCGGAAGCAAAGCGGCAACCGTTGTCAGGCCAATTGGGAGGAGAGTTTAGTGGCGACATCCAAATCAAAACCCCGGATGGAGTTCTGATTGCAGAATCTAAATACCAAGCTGAAGGTAGAGGGTTTAGCTTTCTAAGCAAAACTCACAACGAACAGCCAGCAGATATATATCTGCTTAAACAAAAGACTGGCCCCAACTTTATATGTATTGAGGTCAGCAATCCCATAGCTACAAAAATAATTGGCTGGATCGCCACGCAATAGACGATCCAGCCTGTGAGGTAAGTCATGAATGGGGCAAACCAATCCCCAATTCATGATGCACAATAACTGTTGATTAAGTCAACGGTTTATTTTAAGCTGCATATATGCAACATGTAGGAGGTATGCATGAATGTTATAGAAAAAGGACAAGAGTTAGCAGACGATCTGTTTGACACACCAGCGTTTAAGTTAGCACGCAGCCGTGACCCAAGCACCAGCCATGATGCTGCTGACGCACTTGATGTAAGCAAAATGGAACGCCTTGTTTTATCTGCAATAATTTCTTTTGGCAGTGCAGGGTGTATATCAGATGATGTATTAAATATACTGCCTGATTATAGATACAGCACAATCACCGCACGATACAAACAACTGAAAGAAAAAGGCTTAGTATTTGTAGATCAACGTAAACGCAAAGGCCAATCTGGTAGACAACAGTTAATCATGTGGTCAAAAGAGTTTTACATTCCAACACCATTTCAAGATGTTTAGTCATATGGCTGATGCCATGCGGCTAGAGGTAGACGATCCTCTAGCCAAGTGGCTGCTTGTTACACTATGCGATTATGCCAATGAAGCTGGCGAGTGTTGGCCCTCAACAGCCACACTCGCCAAGCGTACTGGTATGCATCGTTCAAGTGTAGCTAAAAAACTAAACCATCTTGAGGAGAAAAAGCTAATCATCAGAATCAATCGACCATTTGAATCGACACTCTACCGTGTCGCTGTGAGCGACAAGGGTGTCGCTGAGAACGACAGTAAGCTACTAGAACCTACTAATATATCTAATAGAGATTTATGTATTAGGTATAAAGTAGAAGTAGAAAAAAGGTTTGGCAGTAAAAAGTTTCATCACAATCTACGACAGGAAAAGTTTGCTGATGATATATTGCAGTCAGGTCAGACTGTAGATTCTTTTATTGCAGAAGCAATCAAGCTTCTTGATTACAAACAATCAAAGAAACAAGACCCACCATACTCATTGCTTTACTTTATTAACCGCAAAGAAAAGCAAAACAAACCTATGGATGTACAGGGTTTGATAAATAAAGTAGTTGTTAATACTAAGTTTTAGTGCAATAATGCAACATGTTTTGGGTGAACTTGTGACGGCTAGTCTGGTCGATAGGCAGTGTAGCTTCACCCAAAATCACCGCAAGGCTACACTGCCATAGACAAGGAGGTATCATGGAACGCAAAGGATTCATAGGAGGATCAGATCTTTACAGCATTATGCGTGGAGATTGGCACGACTTATGGCTGGTCAAAACTGGACGCAAAGAACCTGATAATCTTGACCATATATTCAAAGTGCAACTTGGCACATATACAGAAACATTCAATATTGATTGGTTCTGTAAAGATACAGGATATGAAGCTTATGAAAAACAGCAACAGTTTGAATCTGTTGTTAATGGCATACCATTCAAAGGCACAGCAGATGCGCTTGTAACTTCAGAAGAAAACAAACAATACTTGCTTGAGTGCAAGCACACTAGCAGCAATCGTTCTATGTCTGACATGCTGGATAACTATATGCCACAGATACAATTGTACATGGCACTGTCAAAGTTAGACCAAGCATACTTATCAGTTATCTTTGGCAATGATATTGATTATTGTTGCGTAGATTACAGTCAAAAATATTTTGATGTTGTAGTTAAAAGGTGTGCAGAGTTTTGGCATTTGGTTACGACTGATACAGAGCCTAGCTATGATGAAAGCACATGGAAGATTGATTGGTCATCAGTAAAAATAGATGGCCTCAAAGCAAGAGATGCAAATAAAGATAACCACTTTATGTCATTAGCACATGAATATGTAATGACTGTAGCTAAAGCTAAAGAACATGAAGCATGTAAGAAAGAACTAAAGTCACTCATTACAAATGAAGAACGCGAAGTCTATTGTGATTTGTTGACTATCAAACGCGATAAGCGCGGTGCTTGTCGCATCACTGTAAAAGAGGAAGTCAGTCATGGATAAAAACCAGAAAGAAAAAGTATTACCTATACCATCTACTATGGAAGCATCTTTGCTTGCATGGTCTAACAACAAACCTGTCTGTCCGAAGAATGGTAAGGCACAGTATGGTAAATACTCTACACTAGAAGATGTCATAGCCACTGTAGATCAGGCTGCAAAGTATGGCCTTACATTTACACAGGTAAATGATTTCATCATTACAGATCAGGGTGCAGTTGTTGACTTCATACAAACTGAGATGATCCATGCTTTATCAGGTTCTGTAAAGATAGGTAGAACACCAATCAAAGTTAAAGACACAAGCAACCCTCAAGCTATGGGTAGTGGTATTACCTATGCTAAACGGTATGGGTTGCAAGCCATGTTCGGCTTAGCATCCGATGATGATGGCAAGGATGCTGCTGGTAGTGCGGCAGCAACAGGTAATAAAACTATCAAGCGTGTTAACCCAGAAGAGGATTTCTAAATGGAATATGATAATACAAATAAAGGTGTGGCTTACAAGCCATTCCCTGAACAAAACCTTATATTGTCAGGCAAGCTAGATGTTGATGGCACACAAGAGCAAGTAGCTATCATCAGTGCTGAATCTAAAGATGGCAAGAAAAGGTTAGAAGTGTTTATGAAAGTAGGTGTGCTGTTTCCAAATGAAAAGAAAGCAGAACAGAAAGAAGGTGCGCCAGATTACGGTGGGCCTATACAGCTAGATGGAGAGGAGAAAAGACTAGCTGCTTGGAAGCGGGAAAAAGATGGCAATAAATATATGTCGATGGATATATCAGAACCACGACCCAAGACAGAAGATGAACCACAAACAACACAGCAACTGACGGACAATGAAGTCCCCTTTTAACCACTTCAAGGTGGCGATCGCCCGGATTGCCACCTTTTCTACTACATTAATCGCTCTAGGATGCCCACTGACGGCCTTTAGCACATGTCCGTGTATGATCCTACCCCCTAAATGGAGGCAATAATGGCAGTACCTACAATGCAGGAAATAAAAGATGCTCTTAGATTGGTAAGTGACAACCCATCATATAGAATGAAGATCGGTCGTGATAACGCCAAAGAGCGAGGATTAAAAACATTCTTTACCGGCACTACCTGCATCAATGGACATGTTGCAGAAAGATTGGTTTCAAATGGTAACTGTGTAGAATGTTATTATGTAAACAGGAGAGCATACTAATGGATAGAAAGGAATGTCTTGAGGCTGCTCAAGAAATAACATTAGACAGAGAAGCATCTTATGGTACGCCAGAAGAAAACTTCACATTGATTGCTGACCTATGGTCACAGTATTTGCGTAAACGCATAGCAGCAAGAGATGTTGGTATGATGATGGTGTTACTTAAAGTAGCCAGATTAACACATGGCAAGCATGATGACAGTCTTGTAGATATAGCTGGCTATGCTGCAATTACATCAGAAGTAGAAGCTAAGTAATCAATCCCTTGCGATATTTATTAACCTTATCATAAGTTAGTGTTTCTTTTCTATTACCCTCTGGTTTGTAGCTACAATGTATCCAGCCACTGTTGCCGCCAGTATAGCACTCCAATATTAACTGATCGAAATCAAGGTTGTCCTGTATCCATACAGCCAGCCCATAGTTATCTACATTAGCAACTTCAAAGTCGGCTGCCTCACCCTTTGCGTGCTGGCTGTGGATATTTGATCCTATAGCTACACACAACTCACCACTACGAAAACCAGACGATACAAGAAACGGCCCATACTCATCACGAATCGGCTGCAATATATTCTCACACAACAACTTCATTGATTCTATCTGATCATCATCAGGTGTATTTGGAATGTTTCTTCGTTCTGCTGTCTGGCTTTTTACCATCTCATCTAATGTAAAGTTGGCTGATAGTTTCATTTCTTAAACCCTTTCAATCCGCGTATTCCAAAACTCGCACCTATTGAAGCGTACATTGCCCACTGAAACCATTCCGGGGTATTAGATAAAGCAGTAAATCCATCTTCAACATATTGTTGCGTAAAAGGAATAAAGCACATAGCAATTATGACTATAAACAAAATAGTCCACGCCTCATCCTTCCAGCTATTATCACTAGCTTGAGCCATGATTTTTTCCCAGCCAGCTTCATGTGTTGCTGCTGTAACCATAACCTGTGCTTCTGCTTCAGCCCTAGCTTTAGCCACAGCACCCTTGGCTTTAGTCTGCTCAACTTTAGATTCCATCCATGACCCAGCAAGGTTTGCTATAGGGCCGATCAATGCCTGTATCATTCTATTATCCTAACAATATAGTTTGAACCATCATCGTTCTTCTCAATCACAACTGTTTTGTTTTCACAAGCATACCTAACTGATGTTGATTTTTTGTATAGGTTTCTTTCTATCTTTCGTTTGGTTTTAAGACATTTAGATACTTTCTCAAATGCGGTATGCTCTGCAATATCACCGCCCATATAGAGTATCAGTGTAATTGTTTCAGTTACCACGTTTTCCGTTCCTCATTTTTTCTATCTGCTCTTCAATATTAGTTAATCTTTTTTCGTAGAAATCTAATGTTAGTTTTTGTTGTTGATCGTGTGGCGCACGACCTTCATCTATTTGTTCTTGCAGTTTTGCAAGTTGCTCAGACAAATGTTCGATCAACATAAATTGCTCACTGTCTGCTGGCAACGAACCGGCCTCTCCTCTCGGCCATTTAATACGAAATTCTGTGTTCTGTTCTAAGTCTGCCTCAATCAAAATGATTGTGTTTTCTATGCTGTTTAATCTTTCTATAATCCCAAAGTAAGCCCAAGTACCAATCGCTGCTCCAACTACCATCGCAATCAAGTTGCGAATAGGCATAGATAGTTCAGTGTTTTCATTTATCTTGGTAGCCACTATTCACCCTTATGTTCATGCCCCATCCAGATACCAAACACTCCTGTCATTACGCCCATAACTACAGATACAAACGCAGATTGTGCTGCTGTAGGCACATCCAAACCCATAAACCATTCAGCGCAACGCCATGACATAACTGTACTAGCTAGCATCATGCAGCGAGGCAGTATCTTCCAAGCTAAAAACTGTTCGACTGTAATCATAACCTTCTCCTTCAACACTGCGGGCTATTGTCATAAACATTACAGCAAAAAGAAATATCGCTACCAAGAGTACACAGAAGATAATTGCACACGTTTTAATTGTCTCTGATATTTCTTGTTGCCTACGAGCCGCTTCAACTTGCGCTTTCTTAATCGCTTCCTTTTGTTCCCTAAGTTTCTGATTATGATGATTAAGAATCTCTTGCCATGTGCTTGGTTGATCCGCTGGTTTAGGCCAACGCATATTAATCATCGTAGCAATTTCTTGCATTTGCTCATTAAGTTTTTTAGCTTCAAGAACTGCATCAATTGAACTACGGATGTTGATGTCACCAACACCAGCTTGCTTATTACGTTCTTCATTGAGTTTCTTTTGCGCTGAGAATAACGTACCGATCTGGTCTGAAATATCTGCAACAGATTGAACATCATTGATGCGTGCCTTAATAAACCCTATAGCATTGGAAGCCGCAGTAACCGCAGCGATAGCTGTTGTTATCGGCTCCATTCATCAATCCGCATCTGCTATGGTGAGTTCGCCAGCCGCTACTTGGCGCATGATTTCTATGTATTCTGTATTTCCTGCCGCCAACGGGACAGACAGATGACTTCCATCAAACACACAATTAATACAGGTGTTTTCACCCGTGATAGGGTCTAAACCATACTTGGCGTTTGTTATTGTAGCTGGCGTAAACATTATTATAACTCCGATTGAAACGCTATATATGCACTGGCACTATTATTAGATAATAGTTCCGCAGCATTACCTGCTGCAAAATTACCAGTTGATGCAAAGTAAATATTTCCAACATTTTTATCACTACCAAGTGCGTTTATAGCGGGTACAGCACTACAAGTGTGAACTATGCCAGCTTCATATGCAGCATAATTGCTGGCTGTTCCTGTGGTTTCTAAGGTTGGTGTGTCTCTCATTTGAACAGGAAACTCAACCACACCATTAGAAGTATTTGCATTATCACATGAACCTACAGTATATCGTGCATATGCTGATGATCCACCCATTCTAAAATAATACCTCTGACACTTGCGTAGCGTAGTTCCAAAGTCCTCATGCTCAAAAGCGGTGGCTACATCTCCAATTTCAAGCTGGATGCCTGTTAAATAGAAGTTGTTTGATGTGTTATCCATCCAGTTTACTTGATTAGTAGTAGTAAAGGCGGTTGTGTCTGTAGTCCAAGTTCCATCCGTTCCACCTGTGTATGTAGAACCTTGTGCTAGATTCCAAAATATTTGAAAACCTGTTCCATTATCATCATCTATAACACCAGTAGCAGATTTTATTTGAGAATCTGGCTCTATGGTAATAGTCTTATGTTCCCAAGTATTAGCTGAAGAAATTGAAAACTCTTTTGGGAAAAGCATTGTTGATGCAGAGCCAGTACTATCTTCTTTATATCCAGTAATACAGTATGTGCCAGTTTTATTTGACTTAACCCAAAATGAAAGCGTTAAAGTTTTAGCTGTCGATAATCCATAATCTAAATGTTGCAAGTCTTGTGCTTCAATTCTCTGAACTAATTGAGCGTATTGACCAGCAGCTAAAGAAGTATCTGCCGTTGTTACTTGAGCCTTCAGTGATTTACTAAAACCTGTTGGTGCATCTGTAGACTGTTCAACAGTATATGCTCCGTCTGTACCTTCCCAAGCAACATATCTATCAACACTAGGATAATTAGGATTACCAGCAGCTACAGCACTTGTTGAGCGTTGAGCAACCTGCATCGCACCATTGATGATTAAATTCTTATTACCTAACGCCTTTTGCCCACCAATCAGTGCGGCTAATTCTGCTGCTTTACTCATGTCTAGCCTCCAATGCTTGAAGCATCATCTCTTGCTTTGCGGTTTTGGTAGTCGCTACGAGCAACGATGAGAGCAACAAAGTCAGCCTGATTAGAAGGGATAGCGTCAGTAAAGCTATCATCGTTCATCAGCTTTGTTGTCCACTCTGATTGCATACGCTTCCAGCAGTTATTGATTTTGCCATCCACTGCTGCCTGTATCCACGCATCAAGACCAGCATTATCGCTATCGTTGTACAAATCGTTGCTCAAGATTTGCTGTTGTAGATCAGTCAGTGTGACTGTTTTAGTGTGATTTGCCAATTTATGTCTCCTTTATGACAGGGATATTTCACCCGATTAACAAATTAGTGCGCCTGTAAAATAACTTGCTGTTGAAACGGTTACTTGCGCTGTGCCACCTGACTGATAAAACCGCATATATGCTGTATCATTTGCATCCATATCCGCTGTTATACTCAGAGTGGGTGTCCAAGTCTCAGCTTCTTGGTCAAAAGCACCAGAATCAAATATTATAAAATATTCTCTATTTGATGTGAGAATACTCCAATATGTGTAAGCAGCATCCTCATCAATATATAAAGTATATAGTTGAAAACTTAATTGATACTTTCCAGTAACAGGAGCAGTAAAAGTATTCGATGCAAAGTTTGAACCCACATCATAATGTTCTGTACCAAACGCAATAGTAACATAACTGTTAATAGCAAGATTGTTTATTGCTGAAGCAGGGCTTACAGAAAATGTTGGTTGCAGGGGCTTGGTAATTTCGCCATCGCCCGTAATATTCATCGCAGTTGTATTGTTTGTGCTAAGAAGCAGCGGGTGATCTGTAACTGTAGCAAGATTTAACCCAGCAGAATAAACTTGCAGTTCACCAGTCACGCTATTAGTTGTGTCATCAATTCGCACGGATGAACCGCCACCACGATGAATGTCTATACCACCACCCGTAGCAGTAGCAGGGCTTGTAGTTCCCATACCAATTAAATCGGTGCTTGCATCTACAAATAACTTGTTTGTGGCTACAGTCAAATCATCTGACATAGAGACAGTGCCGCTAAATGTACCGCCATTAGCTGCGCTAACAGTATCAGCCACAGCAAAGCTATCGTAGACGATCATCTCGACAACATCGTTAGTGCTTGCCCCTGTGACTAGAACAACGCTTGTGCCTGTCGTAGAAGCGTAGTCAGTGACAGGCTTGAGAAGCACACCGTTCTGATAAACATCCATATACAGCGTGTCACTGTAGGCAAGGGCTATGCCGTTGGCATCGTTGCCACTAAATGTCGTTTGCCCAGAGGTGGCTGCGTAGATATATCTAGCTCTTACGCCATCGCCGAGGCTGCGTCCTATGTATGGCATTAGCTCCACTCCTCTTCTGGCGCATCAGGCCAAGTTGGATTGGCTGGGTTTGTTTTGCGAATAGTGCGTACACTCGCACGATATGTTTTAAATGCCGTTACACAATCTGAAGTCAAACCGCTATCAGATAATTGTGTCCAATCACTTGCTTGCAATATAGCATTAGCCGTTTCTTCAACAGCCAATTCAACCGTTGGTCTATCGCTAGAAATGTTTTTATAGTTTGCCATATTTGTTCCTACCCTAGTAAGAGATTAGCATTGCCATCATCAAAATTGCCTGTTGCTGGAAAAATGCTAACTGTCGTACATTCAGCCCCAAGAGAAATTTTACCACGCCACGCAATAAAATAAGCGTTATAA